AATAACATTTACCAGTATATTATTCTTTTTAACAATATTTTCTGGACATTATTTAATTCAGCGTGGAATATTAATAGATGTAAGTTGGACATTAATTTCACAATTTATAACTGCATCAATAGGTTTTTATTTAAGATTTAGACAACAATACAAATTAAGACAACAAATTAAAAAACAATTTGAACATTATCTTGACCCAAGACAAGTTAAAAAATTACAAGATAATCCTGATTCTTTAGTATTAGGTGGTGAAAAAAGATACTGCACTTTTTTATTTACAGATGTAAGAGGCTTTACTGCTATGTCTGAAAAATTAGAGCCAGAAGAAGTAACTAAAATTATGAATAAGGCTTTAACAATACAAGCAGATGCAGTTAAAAAATATAATGGTATGGTAGATAAATACATTGGTGATGCCATGATGGCTATTTTTAACGCACCAATTGACTTACCTAACCATGAAACTTTAGCTGTGTTATGTGCTGAAGAAATACAAGAAAATATTAAAAAAGCTGATTTAGGTGTTGAAATAGGAATAGGTATTAATACTGGATATGCTGTTGTAGGTAATATGGGAAGTGAAACAAGATTTGATTATACCGCTATAGGTGATGCAGTAAACCTTGCTGCTAGACTTGAAAGTTCTACTAAGGAAGTTGGTCAAGATATTGTTATTGGATATAATACAGTTAATGCAAAAGATTTTAATTCTGAAATAATATTAAAAGAATTAAAAAGTATATATGTAAAAGGTAAAACAAAACCAATACAAATATATACAATAAATTAATTTAAGGATTTTTATGAAAGCAATACTAAAAAATATAGTTGGTGCTGTTGCTCCTACATTAGGTTCAGCTATGGGTGGTCCTCTTGGTAATATGGCTATGGGTAAAATAGCACAAGTGCTTGGAGTATCAAACGACCAAAAAACTATACAACAGGCTATGCAAAACGCTACTCCAGAGCAAATGCTAGAGCTAAAAAAAGCAGAACAAGAGTTTGAAGTTCAAATGAAAGAGCTAGATGTAGATGTATTTCAATTAGAAACACAAGACAAACAACACGCTAGAGGTATGTTTAGCAAAGATTGGACAGCTAGAATTATAGGTTTATTTACTATAGGTGGTTTTTTAGGATATATATTCTTAGTTACATTACAACCACCAGAACAAAATAGTGAAGCATTAATAAATTTAGTGCTTGGTTATTTAGGAGGATTAGCTAGTGCAATTATTTCGTTCTATTTTGGAGCGTCTCACA